TGCAGTTTTTGGAAAATCAGTACCAGCAACGTTTTCAATGCCATCGGCTGTTGCAGGGTATTTGCTTAACACTAATTCACGGTATTCGCGAGTTAAGCCTTGACGTACACCAATTTGACCAAGGATAGGCGATAAGTCACGCGCATACTCGATAAGATCGGTTGCCAATACTTCTTGAACTGCTGTTGCAGCACTACCAGTACCAGTACCATCATTCGAGCCAGCCAATGATAAAGCCTTAGCTTGTTCTTCCATTGCACCAGCAAAAAAGCTATTAAAGTCACCGAAGCCATGCGCTCCACCTTTGCCATTAACAGGCATAGATTTACCGATGAATTCATTGATGCTTTTCATAGCAAATTCACGTACTGCTGCTTTTTGGTTTTCTGGCAACACTAACGCTGGCGCTTTAAACTTAGATCGAAGATCACTGATCTCGTTCTTCATTTCTTCAACTTCATCAGTTGAAAGGTTAGCACCATCATTTAATTTTGATTCTAACGCTTTTACTTGCACAGTAAGTTCTTCGTTAGCTGTTTTTTGTAAATCTACTTGAGCAACCGCTTTTTCGAGCAACGCTTTTAATTCTTTGGCATCCATAGTGGATATTCCTTATGTTTAATTTAAGTTAGGGTTTTGATTTAAGCGCTGACCACAGCGATTACCAAACTGACCACAGCATAGCAATACACAGATATTATTCCACTTTTCCCATTAAATCAAATATATCATCTTCTTTAGTGTTTTGCTCTCTAACCATTTGTTCAAAAATATCACCAACTTCTTCAGCTAGGCTTTTAGGATCGTAGTGGTTAGCTATTTTTTCAGCTTGAGATTTAGATAAGCCTTGATTGCGTAAAAGCTTTTGCAGTTCACGCTTAGTAGGCAGCTCACCATCAGCTATATTTGACTTGATAGCCTCAAGCTGTGCGTGTTCATCACAAGGAAAGTTAACCCATGATATTTCTTTAATATCTAGCTCAATCAGGTTGTTAATACCTGTCTTGCTATCATACTCACTTTCCACTTCTACATAGCCGATAGAAAACGAATCAAGCGCGTTGTCCTTAGCTAGTATCTTAATATCCTTGCCCATACTGGTTTCAGATAGCTTACCTGTCATTTTTAAACCTTTGGCATCTTCTTCCATTTTAGAATAAGAGCCAACTGGCAAAATAGTCGGATCATGCGACCAAAGCATTTTAGGCATAGTGCCTTTCTCCATGTGCTTTGCGATGCTTTTTGTGTAGCACCCATCCATAGGGCGATCACCAGCGCGATCTATGTTGTGCTTCGTGTTCCCGTAACAGGTAAAAGTACCTGAATCATCATCGTATTTAAAGTCCGTTACAGGCACTTGTAAATATTTAACTTTCATCGACATCGGTTTCTTCCTCTGTTGTTGTTTCGACTGAATTCATTGCTTGCTCTTGTGCAGTCCTTGCTTGCTCTTGCAGCTTAGGCACATCAGTTAGTTGACCAAGTGTTATATTATTTGTATCTATTGCGTGTACTTCGCCACCCTCGATAGGCTGCCATCCAGTATCTTTACGCATTTCATTGATAGATATCGCACCTAACTTGAACTGCTCTCCAAGGGCGGTAACTGTCGTGCCAAAATCTCCGCGTATAAAACCTCGCTCATCCAGTTTGACTTTTAGGTTTTTTGGCAGTAATGCGTTTAACGCAAACTCAAGCTTAACAACAAGCGGCATCAAAACATTAATGTAATAGTCCTGATTGCTTGCCTTAGTGTCAGTACCAGCACCCACTTCAGCGCCAATACGATGTGGTGGGACTCTGAATATACTACATATATCTGTTTTCGAGTAACGCCTTTCTTCAAGCAGTTCCGCATCAGCAGGGGATATAGCTAATGGCTTATATTTTAAGCCTTGATCCACCATCACAATTTTACCGTTATTCTTCTTACCAACGTACTGCTCAGTAAATTGCTCTCGCAACCTTTCGATGGCGTTGCGATCTTTGAATACCAAGTCTGACTCAAGTATACCACTTGGCATAGCGCCATTTTCCATCATGTTAGATAGATGATCCTCTTGAGCGATACCCAGACCAACAGCACTACCACCACAAGCAATAGGCGATAAACCATTGAAACCATCAAGCGTATTTAACTTGATGTGCATGATTTCTTCGCCACTCATTGTGAGCTTAGGTTTTCCATCGTTGGTGGTGTAGTTGTAGTAAACGTTTCCGTTTTGATCCATATCAACGTGTACATTATCTTGATAGCGAAAAGGCAGTATTTCGGAAACGCTACCTCTGTCATTTCTGACTATGTATGCGTAAAACCGACCTCTAGCTTCAAGGCATGTAATGTACATTTCAATAAAGTCTTGCATACTCATGAAGTCATTCGGAGACTCCGTGAAAATCCTATGTTCTCTACCACTATCAACAACATCAAAGCCTTTTGTACCTTTACGCATAAGCATAACTGGCAACTGACCAACTGACTCAGATTTGTCGCGCCAACATGCGTATACTGTAACGTGTTGGCTAGCAGTGTTAACATTAACTTCAGTGCCAGAAAAAACTTTACCGCCAAAGAACCTAAAAACATCATTCGCTGCAATGCTTTTTGTATTGACACTGTATAAATTACTAATAAATGACTTTAAGCCCACGACCATTCCTTAACTAAAATAAGCCTCTATGCTCCAAGGCATTATGTTCGACTTTTTGTAATGTAGCACATGATAGCGCAATAATCGTGCTAATTATAGGATCTATTTTATCGGTTTTACTGTTCTCCCTGACTACCTTAACATTGTTCTGGTCAGTGACCTTTAATATAGCATTGGAGGCTGCGAATTCCAAAAGCACATCATTGTAGTGAAAGATTTGCTCTTTTATTAAACCCTCTAATTTTTTAGCTGGCTCGCTCATGTTGCCAGTACCTTGTGACACTGCAATCATAGGTAAACCCTCATCAGCAAGATCTTCAGCAATTTCTCTCATGTGATATGGATCATAGCCAAACATTTCAACATCGAATTCAGAGTAAGCCCATCTGATAAACTCAACAATAGGCTCATCACGAATAGTAACGGTGTTCAATAATTCCAAGTTGCCACAATCAACAGCCTTAGCGTAAACTTGCCGTAGGTGATCGGTTACATTTAGCATAGTCTGTTTTGGTAGGAAGTTCTTATAAAAGCAATCCGCGCCACCATCATCATTCGGGAATAACAGGCAGAATGACGTAAGATCGTGAACTAGCGACCTATCTAAGCCAACCCAACACTTGCGACCTTGATACTGCAACAATGTACTATCGAACTTACAAGCATACAACTCATCCATATCGATCCATTTGTCAGCGCCAGAAACGAATACATTCAAATGCTTTGTTAGAAAGTTTGCTTTTTCAGATGAGGATAATTGTGCTTCAACACAGCGATCACGTAAATACTCCATACTTGGCTGCTCGCCTAAAGCTGGATTTGCTTTATACCAGTTTTCTTCAAGATCCCATTGATCGCCCTTGTCTATCTCGTAAATAAGGTAAAAATACGCATCTTGTGTTCTTTCATTGTTCAGAACTTGCTTACCAGCCTTATTTAGATCAGTACAAATACCATCTAACACAGTGCCAGCCGTAGTAATTGTTAACATTAACCCCTCTGGCTGCGCCCCAAACGCTGAAACCATAACCCCGTAAAGATTCCTATCTTTTATCGCATGGCACTCGTCCAGCGAAGCAATAAGTGGGTTTAGACCATCAAGGCTGTTTGAGTCACTAGCTAGTGGCTTGAACTCACCCTCTTGTGAGGGCAGTAAAATATCATTAGCTCTGGCGTTGAATATTGTTTGCAGTCGCTTTGATAGCTTTATCATCACCTTAGCAGCAGACCATAATATCTTAGCTTGATCGCGCTTTGTTGCCACTGAGTAAGCGCGAGGTCTAAAATACCCTGATTTGTACATGAAGTATAAAGTCAAGCCGCCAGCAAGTGTTGACTTACCACCTTTACGCGCAACTTGAACGTAAGCGTATTTGTACTTTCTCAGTCCTGTACCTTTTATTTTCCACGCAACAAGGTTGCAAACTAAGAATATTTGCCAGTGGAATAAAAGCGTAGCAGTACCCACCATTTTACCATCAGTGATCGGGATAAACTTAAACCACAACACAATAGACTTAGCGGCTGCTTCATCAAAGTACACATCATCACGCTCCAAGTCTTTAAGGTGTCTCTCACAAGCAAGTTTAATCCACTTGCCAGCAATTAATTTACCCGTAACCACATCATGCGCGTACCTGTGACACCATCTATAATCTTGATCGCCAAGGCTCAACTCAGGGTAGGCATACTGCTCAATATTATTCATTATTACCCTTATCAGTAAAGTGGAAGTTCAAATGCTGGTACTTATTGTGACACCAGTTGTCAGTCCACTTGTTAGTGTGAATATAAATAGCTATTGGCGTTTCACAGTGGTAAGCCTTTAACTTTTCAAAAGACTCTACACCAATCTGCTCTATTATCCCTCTACTATCCCTTAATGATAATTTTGGTTGATAGTCGGGTTGTGAGATTCGATGCTTAACTAGGTAAAACATCAGTGTCGCTGCAACCAGACACATCCAATAAAAAACAATGTCACCCTTTCTCATTACTTACCCCAAAAGCATTAGTTAAAAGTAGGCAAGCATGAATAACAGATAACACACTAAACAAAATAACTGTTGGTATCTTAGCCCAACCCCATTGATCGCCAACTATCATGTACCAAGAAAAAAACGCAAGGTACATAAAAAGCGATGCCAACACGAATAATATTATTGGCTTAATCATACTGCATCAAAGCCATCGTCTTGAGGTCTAACACCTGAGCCGCCACTTAGATTGAAGCCTTTACCTCGACTTTGGGGTGACATTTGAAACTCTTTTATGTAGAAACGTATGTTAGCTTGAGCATCTTTAAGCACGTTGATTGCTGGATTTGCCTTAGCTATCATATGGCGCTCACTGCCTTGTACGTCCATCATTATCCCATTCATATCTATTTCGTGTTGAGCCATATCAATAGCTGCGTAGTTAATCGCCATAGATCCAATAGCGTAAGAGTCTTGACTCCTTAGCGGTACATCATTGTCAACGAGTTTGTTTATATGTGTTTCTGGTTGCTTGGCTTAGCAACTCTTGATAGTTAAGATGCTCGGTCATGGCTTTGTCAGCTAGAACCTGATCGCCAGCATCAATGGCTAGCTCCCACGTTTTACGGCTGCTTTCAGCTTTTTCCTTGTACCAATCTTGAATTTTCATTACGCTACCTTAATTTTGCTTTTGGGTATGTTGATAGTACACCTTTCACACTTTGATGGCTTATTGGGCTTGCATAAGTGCTTGTGTTTTTCATAAAGTTCAGAGTAAAAATCTGCTTTACCGATCTCTTGCTCCATATTATCCTTTTTGCCAGCGCGTAACCTGTACTTTAATTTGTTACCAAGGCAATAGCCGAAAAATGACTCTTTTGTCATGCTACCAGCTATCACTTGTATAACTTCAACGCCATCCATTAATTGATAGTGTTTAGGGTTTTTAACCTGATCTGTCATTACTTACTTCCTTTTTTGATTTGATTTAAGTATTCCTGTTTATCCTCTTTCGTTAGCCTAAAATAAACGTTCACAAGATGTGTGGCATCAGGGAAATAAAAACCAGCACCCATACCAGCTATATCTTTCGAGGCAGCAGCAGCATAATCAGCAGCATCTTTATAATTTACCGCATCTTTAGCATTTGCTACAACTTCTTCCTCGCTGTACTTATCAGGATTCATCTGATTATCCATAACGAATAGTATGTTTTTATTCATTTATTATCCTTGTTGATTAAAGCTAAACGCCTTTGTCTACGAAACATTTCACGCTGCTTTTTCTTTTTAGCTTTTGCTTTTTATCATCTAATGAAATTTGTTATTTGATGGGTAATTCATAATGTTTAAATCTAAGTTTAAAAGTATCAAGATATAAGTTTAATTCAGTAATTAAATCTAAAGCGTAACTGTTATAAAAATCTTTATTCCTGCTAGCGCGACTAGCTTTTAATTCGCTGTTTTTTATTGCTTTTTTGTAGTGATCTATATTTTTAAGGTGTGATTTTTTGTTTTGTTCTTTTGTGTATTTATGAGTTGTATCAGGTGATATATCAAGACATGGTACAGTAAAAACATTAATATACGGATGAATAGACCGTAACACTTTGGTTTTCTGCGCGGTCTTTGTGAGGCTATAACGCTCACTAGTAAATAAC